TCACAACCACAATCCACCATGGCTGCAAATCCCTTGCTTTCCTTTTCTAACTTATCGCTAAGCATTATGTGTAAATCTGCCATTCTTGACATGTGAGGCCCTTCGTCTATATCGCCGTGTTGCGATAAACCAAATATAGACGATATGGACGAGATGCACAACATCAACACCGTTCGGCGTGTCTAACGCTCCAAAAGGATGGTGTAAATATGGTCCAGGCGTGCTTCAAGCCTGTTGACCTGCTCTTTTAGGCTTGATCCATTGGCCTTGGGCCCTATTTCGGCCATGATTGAACGCACAATGAACCGGACTGCCGCATAAAGCCCGGACAGGATGGCCATCACGCCTACGATAACGGCCACCCATGCCTGGACCTCCATCTTACTTCTTGCCTAGTGTTATTGCTGAATCCTTTGGGTCAACCGCACGCAAGATAGGGGCTATAAAGCCGGCTAACAATGCGTTAACTAGAACCTTTGGATCAGTGATACCGGATAGATATAAAGCTGCTACTGAAGCTAGTGAAGCTCTGAGATACGACAAGGCCGCCGCTTTGAGTTGTGAGTTCATTTGTTTTCTCCTTGTATTTTCTTAATTAATGCCTCCGCTTTGGCTGCACTAATAGCGATTTCAAAATGCATTTCGTCTTTCCGGTGCTTGTAGTCACCGCCCCAAATGCATCCGTATTTGTGAGCAAGGGCCCGAATCATCGGAACCTTCAATGGGTCAAATGTATTGGTCTGCCCCAAGGGATGCTTGGAAGCATTTAGATCTAAAGCCGTGCCGGATGAGTGATTGCTGAGTTTTGTAGTTTCCCCACGGACTGGCCGATAACAATATCCCCAATCGTCAAGTCCACCTACATCAAGCGGTTCAATCAGTTCATGGAATTCAGCAGCTAAACCAATGAGCAAGGGTGCAACCGCCTCCGAACAACGCAGCTTGATTGCCGTGCCTGGTACGGGATAAGACTTTATTCCTATCTCAGCCTGATTCTTAGATGCCGGCCACCCATTGGCACTACTTTCCATCCGTCACCATTGGTGTGGATAGTGCCGCTTGTTGCGCTTCATAGTCTGATTTCACATAAGTTGTGAAAGAACCGTCAGCGTGTTCAACCACAATGTGTTCAATTCCGCTATCGCTTGTAAAAGTTGTATTTGTCATAGTTCGGCTGTTGCTCCAATGTATGAGGCTGATGAACCTGCGTTTGCAGATAGATAAACTGGACGGCTAGCAGTTCCACCGCTTGCCACGTCTATTTCAAGCAATTTTACCTGTTTGCCGTAGTAGTAATAACCAACGGCGGTCACGTTGTATGTGCTTGCAGAACCATCTGCCAACCATAAATTGTTATAATCAATTGCGCCTGTGTCTGTTCGCATTGTTACTGGACAATTTAAGGCAATACGCGCCTTAGTGCCTGAAAAGAAAATACCATTGGCAAAAACTTCTCCGCCTGTAGTTCGGAAATAGTAACGCTGACAAGCGGCTAATTCTGTTGCGAAAGTAGGTTGATTGGTTCTAAAAGGTAATGCCACGCTTCCAATGTCAATTTGTACGCCAGTAATTTCAAAGTAATCATCAACACCAGCCGTGCCAGTTGGCACAATGTCAAAATATGGTGCCATTTCGGTAACTGTTGCGCCTACTGTGCCAGTATAAGTAAAGCGTTGCCAGGTCGCGGTCAATGTAGCAGTTTGATTATTGACAATGTATGTCTCGCCTGTGTAGGCAGTTCCGCCGCCTCTATTTTGGTCAGTTCCCGTTCCGCCCATTAAATAAACAATAAGTGCATTAGAAGTTGGCGAATAATTAGCACCTTTGCGGGCGTAGAAAGACATTGTTACAGTTTTGCCAGCAAAAGGAATTGAATTAACTGACTCAAAAGATTGCACAAAGTGCAAAGTACCTGTTCCTGTTTGTCCTGAGTTTCTTTGGATTCTGGCACAGTATTGGATATTTGGTAGATTTGTCGTGTCACCTGTAACTTGTCGGCTTACTGTGCATGCTTGTGAAGCGTTTGTTGCAAATGTCCACCTGTCGGCCGTAAAAATTGCACCGCTTGAAGCAGACAATGAAATTGAAGTACCACGCTGCCACACTTGCATTGCTGAGTTCAAGACTGGATTACTAGCGCTTGGTGTTGCGCTATATCTGAGTCCAGCAGTCGCTGCGGAATCTGCATAAAGGCTTTCGCCGTTGTTTCCCACGGGTAGCCGTGTATCGGATGTGGAATAAGTAAACAAATCACCTTTAGTAGTTAGTGGGCTATTGGCTGCATCTGAGGCAAAGAATATAGCTGCACTTGTTGAGTTAAAATAAAGGCTGCCAGCATCGTATTGCTGCAAGGTTAAAACTGAGCTTGTGCTTACTGTTGCCGTACCTGCCGTCACTGTGCAGACACCTGCGCCCACATTTTGTATCTGTACCGTATCGCCAGCAGCAAAAAGGGCAGTATTGACTGTGATAGTTGTCGCGCTTGCGCTATTCATCTGCACGACTGTGCCAGCATCGGCAGCTACTAGGACATAAGAGGCAGTTTTTGCAGTGGTTGATCCACCGCCCATGGCCGTTTGTTGCAGCGATGTCATTTGTGCAGCAGTAAGAACTTGCCCAGTAGTGAAGGTCTGTTTGGCCATTTATCTCATCTCCTTAATAACTCAACACGCTTGTGTCAAGTATTCCATAAAGTGCGCTATCTAGTATGAACCCATCAATTATGGGTTCAAGTGTCGTCATTTTAACTCGCCAAGAATTTGGAGTAATTTCCATAGATTTGCCAAATACTTGCAGGGTTTTTGTCAGCGTAGTTGAACCAGGCTGATTAGTCGTAATAGTCACCGGGTCAAAGTAATCGAGGTCAAGGGCTGCAATTATGCCCGCATTGTAATTGGCCGTGTATAGGTCTAATTGAATTTCATCGCATCTCACGCTTGTTTCAGCCCTGGAAGCTACATAAGCCTGAGCATAGTTGAGGGCGGTGGCAGTATCTTGCATCAATAAATTTTGCTGATTGTAAGAGTGCAAGAAATACTTGGCAATACTTGCTGCATCGGAGGCAGTTTGAGTGGCCAATCCCGTGGCAGTAATGTTGGCCTCATTGTAAACAAGGGTGTCATTTGTCACCCAAGTAGCATTGAAATAATCAATGGCCGTTCCGTTATCGTTAAACACAACGGGTGTTGCTGCCACGCTGGATGAAGTCACGGAACGGTCTTGAAAAACAAAACTGCCGGAAGCATCAACATAGAAAGCACCAAATTCAGTCGTTTCAATTGTCTGACAAGCTTGAAGCGCGGTGCGAGCCGTGCCGGGATCCGCCTGGACTGTTGTAAGTCCGGCATCTATGTCACGCATCGTTGCTGGCCAAGAAATGGCATCCAACAAATTATTGATGCGAGCACCTGTCAATTGACCCGCGCTAGTCCCGGCCACTGTTGAAATTTGAGCATTTTGAGCCAATCGCTGAGCATCAACGGCTTGGATTGTTGTGTAAACGACATCGCCCACGGACGATTGTGGGGTTGATGTCGAAAAAGAAGTGATAAATCCACTGAAGACGGGATAAGTCACGGCCCCGTAAGTAGCAGTGATTTGTACCTTACGCATTGGAGTAAGGAGCCCGTAATAAGGCCCACTTAAATTCATTGGGTTGAAATCACCATTTTGGTCAACAATGCGCAATGAAAGCGTACCAGTCTGAAATTGGTCAGCTTGGGCATTTCGGCCACGCTTGGTGTTGATTGAGTCAACAACATTGGAAATGTCAACAATAACGGCGGCTGCATCGGCAAGAATGTTGGTGTCAAGAATGCCTTGATCTAAAATCATGGCTTGGGCAAAGCTTGGGCCAGTGCTGAAATTTATGAATGCGTTAATTGTTGGGATTGTCATGCTGGCAATGCCCCTGCAAAAGTAGTCAAATATCCACGGCGGGCAATTTCGTTCATGGCATTTTGCACGGCATCCACAATAGTGTTTTCATCAGCCATGGATGGGCCCGTGTTCACATTAATTGTGACTCCAATGGGCAATTGATTGCCAGTGCCATTTAATCCTAAACCTACGGTTGAAGGAAATGAGTCTGTCACGCTCATACCATTTCCAGTAATGCCTAAAGATGCGTTGGTTGCTCCTACAAATGGCACAAATCCACCCAATGCGGCCTGTGCAGTTGTGCCCAAGTTAGTTACGGCTGAAGCTGCCGAACCCTTAAAAGTAGCAAAATAACTCGAAAGATTGGTAAGGGAACCTGCCGCACCTGCCGCAGATTTAGCAAGATTATTCAACGCCGTGGTTGCTTCTACTTCTTGTTTTAGCTTGTCGGCCTGAGCCTTTACTAAAGCATCATTGGCAGCTTGGGCAGTTTTGCCAGTTTCATCGAGAATAGCAATCTGAGCACGAATGCGTGCCTTTGTCTCCTCGTCAGTAGCTTGATTTAATGCAACATTGAGCCCAATGCGCTCCAAGTCAAATTTAGCTTTAAGGGCATCAAGGGCAGCTTGATCCTTCTTCATTTGGGCTTCTTCTCGCGTGGCCTTATTTTTAGCAACAAGGTCAAGATATTCTTGGCGTTTTTGAAGCTGAAGTTTTTTGTTGTATGCCACGGCAGCATTACGCTCGCCTGGACTTTGTTGCCCATATCCAGTTTTAACTTTAGATTGACCTGATCTCATCAACGCGCCTAATGGCCCCGCACTTGCCACATCACCAATCGTTCTAAGAATTGCGTTAAAGATTGGAATTGACTCTAATTTGCCCGCAAGAATTCCAATGCCACGAATTACATCGGCAGTGTTTTGTGCCAAAGTTTCCATTGCATCAGCCGTATCTTGGACACTATTGGAATCACCCAATTGCGAAAGGGCATCAAGCAAACCTTTGCCAATAATTTCCTTTACATTTGCTGAAGCAACCCCAAGCTTGGCCATTTGCCCTGCATAACCACCCATAGCGGTTAGTGCTGAACCTTTGTATTTTGCAGTTAATTCAGCCGTAATCTTGTTCATGTCGCCAGTGGCCAAAGTGGCCTTGCTGACTGCTCCGCCCATTTTGCCCAGTGCCGTAGTGTTGCCCTGGAAACCCTTGGCTAATGCGGTGCTGACCGCGCTCAAATCTTTGCCAGTGTTTGCGCTTATATCTAAAGCAAGGTTTAGTGCATCCTGAGACTTTGTAACATCTCCGGTGGCGGTCAACAAAATCTGTAAAGCCGGTCTTAAATTATCATCAAGCACGCCCGTGGTTTTTTGCAGTTTGCCAATAAAATCTTCAACATTTGTTGCAGCGTATTGAGCACCAACATTTTTTAAAGTATTAGAAAGAGATCTAGCAGCTTTCTCATCAGCCATAAAAGCTTGGACTGAAGCCTTGCCAAATTGTAAAACTTTACGAGCAGCAAAAACACCAGCAAAAGTCTTGCCTAAGTTTTTTACTGTTTTTTCAAATCCGCTTATATGCTTTTTAGCTTGGTTTAAACCCTTTGGGTCATACCGTGTGGTTGCACTGACTAATAAATTTGGCATTATGAGGCCAACTTATAGCCGGATTGCGTACCCGCACCGCCTGAGGCGTTGAATATCTTGACGGCTTTATCAATTGCAGTTGTTACGGCCAAGGTTGCCTTGCCCTGGTCTTGTTCCCAAGCCTTAAATATCAAACGGCCGCGTTCTTTGTCTTTACCGTAAAGACTGCCCATAGCTCCAATAAATAATTCACCGGCCCTTGGATTGTTAGATTTACCCTGACCACCCGGAGTTAAACGCCCCGCAGTCTCATAGATTGCACCGGCTGCTGAATTGTTGCGCACATAATACTGAGCCCGGTATCCTTGACGATTTTGAATGCTTTTGCCTTGGCGATAAACAATGCCGGCCTTAACTTCAGCCGTGTCAAAAAGTGGAAATTTGCGCACGCGGCCACTGGTGTTAAACACGGCTTGGCTTTGTACCTTACCGCGTTTTTCCCAACCGGATAGATATGTTGGAAATCCCATTGGAACATCACCACGGGCTTTATCACGAATTGTTATCATTGCAGCTTTAATTTCAATGTTCATTTGCTTGGTCAAGTCTTTATCGAATTTGCGCATTGCCTTCAAAGTGGGCTCAACGCCGGTGATGTTTAGTGGCACGGGCCCTCTCCTTTGCTCTGTCATTTAGTACCTGAAGCACGGCTTTAAACATTCTTTCATCAAGATCTAAAACTTCATTGGGGCTTATCTTCAGCTCCACCGCTAGTGAGGCCACTAGGTAGGTGAAACTTCCCCGGTCTATTTTTTTTCGGGCTCGTCATCCATAACTTCAACCGCAATCAAGGTTCCTAACCATTCTTCACCGAATGGCGGAATGACCTCTACACGGGAAAGCGCGTTATGCGCTAACCAATAAATGTCACTCTGTTTCTCCTCGTCACGAAATTGTTTGTGAATTCCTTTGCCTGTGTATTTTTCAAACGCATATTCAACCACGGGGGTGATTGGAACAATCACATCCCCTGAGGCCCTGGTGATTTTCAAGCGTGCCATTTTTACTCCTTAGAATGCCACTGATGTTGAAACAGTGACTGTTGTGTTTACTGTAAATGAAATGCTGGATGCAGCTTCATCGCCAACGCCGCCTGAGCCCACTGGGGTCAGGTTGTTGACAAAAATCGAAAACTGGTATGTCGGATTTGTTGCGCTTACTGCGGTTCCCTTAACGGTAATCATTGAAACTGCCAATGTAGTGGCAAATGCCGCATTGAGTGTTGTCATAACCTGAGATGCTGCCCAGTCATTAAAGAAATCAATTTGCAGCGTGGCAGATTGCAATCCACCCACCACCTTATGTGCCTGATCTCCCATTGTTGTGACTTCCAGCTCATCTACGATTTGTGTTAAAGTAATCGCGCTGACATAACTTGAAATGTCAATTGATGGAACTGTTGGCGCGGCTGCGGTTGCAAGTTTCACGCCAACATTGTTGTTTAGATAGATTGCCATGTGTTATTCCTCGTTTTCTGTTGTCGTTGGCTTAGCAGCCTTTGTATCCTTGATCTGACCGACTTTGACAAGCCAAGCCAAATTCTCTGCGTTTGTTTCGCT